TTGGATGTGCTCTCCATACAATAGGACGAGGAGTAACTTTTCGAATAGCTTTCATTGTATCTGATACCCATTTACCTAAAGGAGGCATCCCCTGCCATTGTAAACTTTTATCATGTTGTCCACACAGTACAATATATTCTGCTTTATCGCTGTTAGCCCGCCAAGGCTGTAGTTCTAATCCTAATAGTTTAGCACGACTATTATCATTGCCTTTAGGACCAAGATTACCATCTCTATTAATCCCGTTAAAGCCTACTTTCCAAGTAATGCCTCGTTTTATGCCGCCAATTTCTAATACTATTGTTGGTTTCTTTTGTTCCCAGACTTCCTTGTTTCTCGCCATTCTTCCATTAAACAATACGCTCCAAATAACGTTAACATCGGCGCTAGGATCATTATACACAACATCAAACCCACGGTCCATAAGACTGTTTGCAAAAGCAGTAAAAATAGGTGTACTATTAAGAGCGCCATAATCTGTCCATAAACTAAATTTCATTCCAGTATGCTTCCTGTCTTTTGTTCATAAGGTCTTTCTGTATCGAACTTTTTCTTTTTTGTTTGCGGCCGCCCTTCATATGGTCGATCCATCTTCCTAATTCTGTATTAATTAAAGGATGCCCGCCACCGCCTGTCTTTGCAGTTTTAACATAAATGCCTGCACTATAATCAAATACTGTTGGCTTTTCAAACCGCATCTTATTTAATATTTTACCAAATACATAACTATCATGCCATTCACTTAATGTAAAGATTCCATTTTCAGCATCTTCATACATGCGTTCAAATTCTGCTAAAAATTCTAAACATTTTTCATCATTTAAATTCATTCCGTAGAACCCACACTCTGGCCAAGTTTGTGACCCGGTTCCCCTTCCAACAAATGTACACCAGCTTTCGTCTGGTAACTGCCGTTTAAAGTCTTCTTTACTCCACGGACTATGTACATATGTATCAGCATCAACCCAAACTACCCAGTCATTATATTTTTCACATGCATCAAATACAGCATATGTTTTGTTAGCAAAGCGTACAGCGTCCCATTTAAATTTCTTATGCCAGTCTCTAGGTCTAACATCAATTATTTCTTGTGGCGGAATGCCGTTTGCTTTAGGTACATTGCCCCAACGTTCTTTAAATGCTACAAGTTTAGGTAGTGCTTCTTTTGCATCTACTACAATAATATTTGATGAATTAATAGTAGGATTACAGTCTTCTGCATACACTACTAACTTTATAGATTGATCAACGTTTTCAGCCCAGCTATCTAAAAAACGTTGTCCGTATTCTAGCATACCTGCATAATGAAATGTTGTAACTGCTGTTATTTCCATATTTAATCCTTTATTGCATATTGACGTAAATGTCTCCATGCTTCTCCTGTTTTAAGTTCGTCTAGTGTCCAATGACATTGTGCTAATTTTTGTAACCAAGGTTCTCTATCAAACTCTTTTGGACTTTCAATGTCTGCTAATGAAGTATGTACAACTCCATTTGCTTGACTACGTTCAGCATCTAGTTGAAACGTAGGTAGTCCTTCAATAACACTTGCTACTGCCGGACTACTATTATAGTTAATAACACAATAAGATTTTAAGAAATCTTCTGCAATATTTTCGCTATGGCTAACACGTAACTTTGGTATTCTATATCCATTTAATTGTCTTATGTGTGCCGCAACACGTTTGTCTCCTGGATGGAATCTAACAGTAATCGGACGGTCAGTATATTTTCTTAATTGGCTAATTGTTTGTATTAACCAACTAACTACACCTTGTCCGTCCATACTCCACCCGCCGTCACGTTGACAACATATTAACACATCTCGACCTCTATCAAAGTCCCAAGGTTTAACACTAATATCAAGATCTTTACTTAGTTTTGTCCAACGATTCGGATTGGGATTATCATAACAGTATTCACCTGTAGTAGGAAATATACCGTCATAGCTGTATCTTAGATAACCTTTAGCATTAGTTTTATCTTTATATAAGAACAAGTTAGCATCAACAATTAAAAAACGTTTACCGCGTTCTATTTGATTATCCATTACTGCTTTACGTAGTAGTAAGTGCTTAGTTCGTTTACTATCTGCATGAACAAATCCTTGTATAACTGCAACATCAGTATTCATAGGATGCCACCCTGTAACTACTGCTCCTTTATCGCCACATGCATTTACACCTTGTATGATATTATTAATGATTGCAGGTTTTTCCGGGTTTTGATTTCCTGGTGGTATTCCCATTAAATATGATGCAACGGATAACTGACTCATGATATGCCGTACTTCTCTATTATTCGATATGCGTCACCGTTTGATAATTCTCGAGTATTGTATTGACAGTAAGCTATCCAATGTTGCCATTTTTCAACTAAACTAGTGTCTTCATATTGAGGTGTTTCAATCTTAGTTAAATCTTTTCCGCATAACATATCAGCTATACCTGGTGCAGATGTAAATGCAGGAATGCCATATCCAACAGCTTCTGTCGCCGCTATACTATTATATGTAACAACAGCAAAAATATTATCTTGATCGAATTGATTGTATATAGAACCATCGCCAACACGGTCTCTTCTAAGACCTTTATCTCTAACAATTATTTCTCTATCAGTATGTTGTTTGAGGGTGTTCATTGTGTCATCTAACCATTGTTGTCTACTTATCCCGTAAAATTTACATGGTTTCTCACTTGGTGTTACAACTAGTATTGGGCCGCCGTCTTTCTTCCATCCTGGAAATCCAATGTATTCTAAGCCCGGAGTATTTACAGCATATTCAATCCATCTATCGTTTGGAACTTCTTTAAAATTACTATGTTGCATTCCGTTTTTTACAACTCGATGATATAGTTTTCTTTTTTGTCTATTACCAATATAGCCAGTATCAATATAGTAATAGTCTCTTCCTGTTGATTCACATAGCCTAACAGCCTTCCTACTTGCCATGCTCCGAATTGCTACAGGTATATCTAACGGATATTTTTCAGTATCATTTAGTAACTTATAGTTATCAATATACTGTGCATTAGTTCCTAAATACCAACACTTAACAATGCCATCTGTAGGATCTAATGCTAGTTGTGGAGGAATAGGAACTCCTCTGTCGCTTTCTTTTATTGCCGCCATTACACCTCGTCTTCCATCATATTAAATAATTCATTTTTCCATTCAGCATGAAATTCACAGTCTCTATAATTTTCAAACCAAGGGCCGCCTTCTGTATAATGTATTAGTTTAGGTTTCTCAATATCATCGTATACACCTACTAAGTAGTTCCATGTGTGATCTAGTTCGCCAACTTCGCTGTCTTTTAACCAACTAAAGCGGTGTAAGTATGCACCGTTAATTTCTTTTTCATTTACCATATCTTGTGTAAGTCTAGCATTGCTAGGATGTCCACAGTTGAATAACATCACACTTGACCAGTTCTTACGTGGATAAACAGTTTGCTTCTGCCCGTCCATCTTCATACCTTCCTTAGGTGTATAATCATGTTGTACACACATAACAGCATACTTGTCATCTGCTTGTGCAAACAATTCAGCAATGTCTGTTGTAAGGATCATATCACAGTCCATGAACACAGCCCAGCCTTTGAAGTTAGCAAGTTCTGGCACTAAGAAACGTGTAAACGTAAACTCTGTACTTGCAAGTTTATCTTCGTCTCGCCAGTACCACCCTGCATCTCTTAGTTCTTGTTGTTTAAGTGGACGTACATCAACGTCTTTATTCCTTGCAATAATACTATGCTTGCATACTTGGTAAGCCATATCTTCGCGAGTGTCATATCCTACAAATACTTTCATTAATCTCTTCTTTCTATATCTTCTTCAATGCATTCACTACCCCATTGTATCTCTAGTATGTGTGCATTTTCTGTTCCTAAATTAGACGGTTTGTGCCAAACTTCTACCCCAATTTCGTATGGAGTTGTGTGAGGCTTTAGTAATAACGAGTCTTTCGTATTATTATACTCTGTATCCATTTGTACTTCACCTTCTAAAACAATCCATTGTTCTGAACGTTTAAAATGTTTTTGATCACTAAGTGCTTTGCCAGGGTATATCACAAGCTCTTTTACTTTGTAACCTTTTTCTGGTTTATGATCTAGTACACGCCAGTAGCCCCATTGGCGGTCAGTCTTATGTGTTTTCCATTCGTCAAGTATCCAACTACTACTATTAGCTTTGTTTTCTCCACCTACTCCAAATGCAAAGTCTACATACGGCATATCACCATATGTAGCATACTCTGGTGTTGTTGTGTTAGTTCGATCTCCACCATTAGCAAAAATTAATTTAATATCTGCATGTGTGCTTAGTGTATGAAAGATTGCGTGGCATGCACTGTCGTCTTCATCATTAAATCCTATAACTTTATCTACACACGATAATTCTTTAATAATAGACATACGTTCGTTAAAAGGCATAAACGGTCTACCTTTCTTACGTGTTAACCAATCGTCACTGTTTACGCCAACAATAAGTTTATTGCCAAGTTTCTTTGCTTCTTTAAAATATTCTATATGTCCGCTATGTAGCGGATCAAATCCACCTGTAACTAATACTACTTTCATAATAGTACTTATACTAGCAGTTAATGATGCTTTAATAAATTTGGATAAAGTGGTTTAAGATGCTCCCAAGGTAGCCCTGCAATACACTCGTCTTCACGCCATTGACAGTATGCTAAGTTGTTTAGCCATTGCTGTCGTTCAAATGTCTGCGGATTGTCAAGAGCAGAAAGGTCTTTGTTGCTACACTCCCACGCCATACTACTAGGACACATACTAAACGTTGGTATGCCCTCCATAACACTTTCAGTAAGTGCATTACTATTAAATCCTACAACTGCCCATGCTCTATCAAAGTCTGCTTGTAATGCATCTGCTCCTGATAAAAATCCTTCAGCAGAAACGTTTTGGCTTATTTCAATACCAGTTAAGTTTAAATCATTAATAATTTTTAGTTGATCATTACGTCTACTTGGGTGTGGTCTAATTAAAATTTTTCTATCAGTATTCTTACGTATTTCATTTACAGTATAAGATACAAAACTTTGATAGTCGCCGTGCTTTGCTAATAAATTTTTTAAACTACTATCGCCAGGCCGTTGTAATGCTAGTAATATATACTCGCCTTTAGTGCGCCAGTCTTTAACTTCAAGCCGTTGTTCAGCTTGTACTTGCTTCCATCTATCGTCCGGACAATTATTATTATTGTAGTAACCTTCGTCTCTAAAATAACTATACCAACTAAATCTATGATAAGACTTACCAGGTTTACCAGGATCGGGGTGCGGCATGTTACGTCTAAATACAGCACTCTCAACACATATCCAAGGCTTATTACTGTCTTCAATAATTTTATAAAACTTGCCTATCTTGCGTTGTTTTTTATTTTCTTTAATGTTTGCTTGTACAAGAACATCAGCACTGTTTATAGTATCTAAATCTGATGCTGGTACAATAATCCAACTTTTAGGAATAGGATGCCAGGACCACAGTAGCTCTTTAATCGCAACAACTTTAATTGTCATTAATAAAAACTAAGCCTCTATTGCGTACAAATGCTTTTTTCTTTTTATGCTGATTCATTGTAGATACAGATCGTAATGTGTTAGTTAATTCTACGTTATTAGTAAATCCGTATTGCTTCATAACATTAATCCAATACACTTCTTCTTGTAAATTAACATGATGATGCCCTTCCCACCCAGGAGGAGCATATGTCATTACAAAAACTTTACATGCTTGAAATGCTGTAATGTAATTTGGGATATACTGCTCGTATACATGTTCAACAAATTCTACACTCCATCCTAGATCAAACTTTTTATCTAATTTAATTGGTCCTGTAGTAAAGTCGTGTATAAGAAATTTACTAGTATCATATCGATCTAATGTATGATCTCCGTCAATTCCTAATGCATCTATCCCCATTTCATTTGCAAGCTGGACCATACCTCCTGGACCACATCCTATATCCAAATATGTTTTTACATTTAATCTTTCACGTAGCCAAGTTAATGCTCCGTTATCTAAATGTGTTTTATTTCCGTGGCCACCTAAATGAGGTTCTAGCTGAGACATTAGTCTTCCTTTGGCGTTGATGTAGTAGTATGATTACGAGTAGCATCAGCTAAAGGAATAGTTTCTTCTAAAAATCCAGCCATTAATTTTTGCCTGTCTTTACGTTGTTCTTCAAGTGCAAATCGTTTTAAAAATTTCTGTTGTATACGTTCTTTAGAATTACCTTTAGTATGCACCATAACTTGGTTTATGCCACTATTATTAAATGGGCTCTTAGAATTAACAGGATTTGGATTTAAGTCCAAAAAAGGATTTTGGTCTTCATACGATAATCGTAATTGAAAGAACACCCAGCTATCATGTGTTTCACGTAAATGATCTAATCCATTTAAATATTGATTTTCAAATTTAGTTAAAAATTCTCTAGTAAATTTGTGATCAAGATTGTATCCCATTAGGCCGCATTCGTCGTATTCTCCTGGACGTCCTAAGTAACTAATAGACTTATGTTTAGGAAATAGCTTTTCTAAAAACTCAGCAGTCATTTCAGTATGCATTAGCACATCAGCATCTAGCCAAGTAAGCCATCCTGTATCTTGTATTTTAGATTCTGAAAATATTGCAAATGTTTTGTGTGCAAATTTAATACCACGCCATTTAAATGCTTTAGTTGTGCCTTCTTGTTTATGACCAACTTTGCCGTTATAATGCGGATTATCTTTATGACGTTCTTTAAATGCAACTAACTCCGGAGCCGCATCATATAAATTTTTGTAAATTATTCTTGGATGCACACTACCAACGTCAATGTAGTCTTCACTATATAATACAATTTTTACTTCTGAAGGTAGATGTTCACACCAACTTTGTAAATTTACTTTTGATGTCGATTCCCAATATTCTTTATTTAAACTTGTTACAAATGTGTACATTAAACGGATGCATCCTCCATGCCAGCAACTCTTAGTTTTACAATATTAGTTATCTGCCATTGCTTTTGATCAAGTCCTTTTAAGACTGCTAACCATTTGTTACGCATAAGTGCAAACTCATTAATAATCTTTTCATAGTCAACAACATCTGTCTCACCGTCTACATATTTTTCAACGTCACGGCTTGACAGAGCTCGTTGATAATTTTCAAGATATTTCTTAAAAAATGAACTACGTAATCTACGTAGCTCAATATTTAAGTAGTTAAGGATTGCTTCAATCTCTTGTAGTTGATGGAAGCGATGTTCAACAATACCTGGCATATCTGAAGCCGCACGTTCAACGTTACCTTTTAGTTTTACTTCAACTCGAGCATTTGCAAGCTCATCCTCAAAGTACTTTACTGCATTAGGTATCTTACTAATATCACGTGAAACTTCACTATACCAACCCATTATTCATCCCATTCATTATCTTCGTCATCGTGGACGTCTTCATTGTCTAAATCTAGATAATACTTAATAGCATTATCTAAAACATTGCAGTTACCGAAGCATTCTGTTAATGTTTCGTCTCTAACTCCATAGTCAGCCAACATGTCAATATAGCGTTCTGCGGCTATTTCAACTTGTTTTTTATCTAAGTACTCTTTAAAAAGTGTCCATACTTCAGCAATCTGTTCTTCATTCATTTATAGTGTTCTCCTCAATAAGTTCATTATCAGTAACATTTTCGTCAATTAACTCCTCGGTATTTACCACAGGAGTCATTTTTTCGTTGTATTCCGACATGACCATATCGAGTTTATCACCATTCATCCAAGCCTTACGATAATCAAGGTGCTCTTCACCATTTAAGTCAATGTATTTGAGTCGATTGCCTTGCTTTGTTAACAAGTCTTTTTTCTCAAATAACTCAATAAGACCACTATACGGATTCATACCTGTTTCGTATGGAATCTTTACTTGTACGCCTACAAACGGTTTTGCATAACGAGTTTTCATTACTTTACAACCTGCTCTAATACCACGTACTTCTGAGATCTTATTACCAGCTTCATCTTCTTTTAGTTTCATCTTTTTCATTGCAACAACAATACTTGATGCATAGATAAAGCCTTGTCCGCCACTGATCTTGTCATCTGGGTCAAACATATCTTGTGATGCGTATGTATGGTTAGTACATACTAGACCTACGTTGTAACTACCAATCATGTTAACAGTATTACGTACAAGTGAAGTTAGTGCTTTAGGCTTACGACCCATATCACCTTTCATATCACCTTTGTTAAACTGATCAACATCTGTTGGTGTTAGTAACATACCTAGTGAGTCAACTACAAATAATACCTTAGGACGATCTTCTTCGTCCATTGCTTTATAGTCTGCCATAAATGTACTAATAGTTTTAGCAACATCATCAATCATTGACATATTAAGTTTGAGAAGTTTATCTTCACCTGTGTCAACGTCTAGTGCTTGTAGCCAACTTTCATCAAGTGCATTCTCCGAGTCAATTAGAACTACAAAGATACCTTGATCTTGTGCGTGTTTTACAATGTTGCCTGCACAGAAATAACTTTTACCTGCGCCGGATTCACCTGCAAACACTGTTACCTTACCTAGTGGAACACCTCTGTGAAAGTCTCCGCTAATAAGATAGTTAAGTGCATATGATCCTGTTGAGATCCAATCTGTTGGATCGTTAAAGCCGGAACTCATGCCTGAGATGCTTTTTGTTAAGTCCTTACGGAACTTACTTACGTCAAATGATTTAGCCATAATTACTCCTTGTTAAAGCTATACTCCTAGTACCGTTTAGAACGTTGACAGCCAATGGCAATGAATCTCTGTTCTGGTTTAAGTACTAGGAGCACTTATTTTATTCTTTAGTTAGATTGTCTTGATCGAATCATTGAAAGAATATCTTGTGCATCACCTGACGGTGCTGCCGCTGTTGCTTCAGCAACTGGTGCTGTTGGAGTTGGTGCTACAGGAGCCGCAGGAGCCGCATCTACTACAGGAGTAGTTGGAGCATCAGCAGTTCTTGAAGTTGCTGTGCCGTTAACACTTGCAACATTTGGATCACCAGTCCTTGCTTGCATTCCTGCAGGACGGAAGTATTGACTCCAACGTTCTGCATCGTATGGTTGGTTGTCAACAGATGCTTCAAACATCTCTTGCATTACCTTAACTGCAATTTCATCAGGTTTCTTTGGAAGGAAATCTGACAAGTTATACAATCCGTGTGTATTAATTGCATTCATTTCAGCATCGGCTAACGGACGCTCTCTACGAGCCCAGTTAGATGTTGAATAGTCTGCATATCCACCTTTACTAGTTTTATTAAGACGGAAGTCTACACCACCTGTATAATCTGTTGGCAATTCTTCCATGTCAGGATCCATAAGAGCCTGTTTAATAATTTGAAAGATTTGCGGACCGATAATCAATCTACGAATTGGATTTTCCGGAGTAGTATCTTCGGAAAGTGGATTATCTGTAATAAATCCTTGGAATACATAAGAACGTTTCTTCCAATACTTACGACCCATATCCTCAAGACTTGCGTCTTTAAACCAACCACGCACTTCACTTAGAATGTTACATGATTCGCCATACATTTCCATACAAGGAACTTGAATCTGAACAGGCTTACTGTTAGGTTCTCCTTTGATGCCGGAAAAAGGTAGCTTAATCATAAGCCTCTCTGTCCAGAAAAATGTATTGGATTCGTCTCTGTCTGGAAGGAATCGTACAGTTGCACTTTGTCCTTCTTGCATATTCCAGAATGGAAATATTGCGTTATCGCCTCCACTTGACCTATTACCGCCAGTGTTGGCTTCTTGTTCCTTGAGCTTCGCTCGGATTTCTGCTAATGATGCCATAGTTTTTGCCTCCTATATGTTGCCTATGTGCAGGTAACAAAATGTTACCTTAGTGCCTTTTGTTTGTAGCACAGTTATTATTATAACATCGCTACAATAATTGTCAAGTCTTTTTTTTAAAAAGATTTAACAATATCAGTGGTTATCTCAAACCAGCTAATTCTCTCATTCTATCGTATTCGCCTGTATCTGGTGCTTCCATTTGCTGTGGTTGTGTACGCATGTTGTATTCTTCTACAGTTGATTGTATCTTTTCAATAAATGCTTTTGCAGGAGTAATAAACTTTTCTCCGTAATCTTTCTCGACCATAGTAAGTATTGCTGTTTCGCCTTTTGGAAATTCGCCTGTTTCTTTGTCAAAGTAACTTAAAATAAATTCGCCTAGTGGAGTCTTTTGCTCTTTTGGCTCAGTGCCATCATCTTTACTCATTGTGCCTTTTTCTTTGTCAATTTTGACATCCATAGTGTCATCTTCTTTTGTTCTATCAAAGTCTGTTGTATATAGATATTCCATTACAGGATATAGTGTGTTTACAATTTGATTGCCAAAGCGAGCATTTTTTCCTGACCCTGTCTCAGTTTCTAGTTTCTTAGCTTCTCCACGCAGTTTCATCATTGCATCAATTGCTTGTTTAGCATTTTTTTCTAGTCCACTAAATCCGCTTGTTCTTGCTTCAATAAATGAATACACATCCCATGTATCGCCTACGTATTGATTTGCTAAGTTGCCTTGATCGTCATCTTGTCCACGTTCAATCTTTTTACCTTTGCCACGTAATGCACCTAGTACTTCAATAGCGTCTTTGCTTGTGTTGATATATGCTTCTTGTACTGCTACTTCATCTTTAGTTTCAGCAAACTGACCCATCATTTCTTCAAAGCCCTGCTCTAGCTCTTCTACAGTACCTTCTGGCACACAATTATTTACACGCTTGCCGCCTTTCATTTTGGTTTTAGGACTACCAATTTTCTTGCCCTTCCAACATGCTGGGCCGCCTGCAGGTGATGATTTTTTCTCACCTAATAAATCTTCTGGACTAAGCTCTTTTGCTTTTGTATATTCGTTTACTAGTTTATAGATATATGGAAATACATCTGATAACTCTTCATTAAATTGTCTAATAGTAAGTTGATCAATCCAATTACTTGAAACATCTTCCGGAACATCTTCAAGTATTGTTGATTCAAAATTTGCAACTGCTTCTGCATATACATTCTTACGCTGTAGTGTTTCTATTGTACGCTTAACTGTATCAATACGATCATTTACTGCATCATTATATTCTGCAAGACCTTCGGCCATGACACCGTTTCTTGACATATGTGATTTAAATTTCTTTAGCTTACTAAGCTCTTCTGACATACTAATAATATGCTTACCAAAATCATCATATGCATTTCCGCCTTCAGCTACATGTCTAGCCATTGCTCTTGCACCATTAAGATGCTTGTATGGATATTTGAAACGCTCGCCTTCTACACTTTCAATATGAATAGTTCCAATTTTCTGTGTGCGTCCGCCGGCTCGTTCTTGGTTTATGCTTTCAGTATGTTTAACTACTATTCTTGCGTTATCTACGTTTTGGTAACTGATCCTACCAGTTCCGTATAATTTTGATTCTGTCATGTTGTCATCTCCGGAATTTTTTGCTAGATATTTATAATCTCTTTTATTTAAATTAGACTTTGTAATGTCTCTAGTATCAAAGTTTAAAAGTCTTTTTCTAGCAAAACTTCTAAGTTCTTTTAAGAAGTTATACCAATTACTTCGTTGTATACTTTGTTCTTTAGTAAACAATTCGCTATTGTACATCACAACAACGCCGTCTTTTTCACTTAGACTAACACTTATATTGCTGTTGCTATCGTATTTAAAATCAAAATACCTAGCATCCGTAGGAACATTAGTTACAGTGCCTTCGGCATCACCAATAGTCACCTCTTTAAATCTACCACGTATTTTATTAAAAAGCTCTTCGCCAATATTGTCTAAATCTAACATGTAAGTATTTATCAATAACTACTACTAACGAAGATAGGCATTGGCGGATCATAATCTTCAATTTGTTCTGCCTGTGTAAACGTATTGTATATTCTAGGATCCCAGTCTTTAAGTACTGCCATCATTCTTAATGCTAATAATGTTGCACTAATTAAATCGTCTGTTTGTCCTAGCTTTGCTTGATAACTAGATCCTGTTGCAACATAGTTTTTTAATTCAGATATAAAAGGTTTACTATGTATTTTCATTTTATCATTTTCGATCATAGTTTTTAGTCTACTACATGCTGTAATCTTAGTACCGTGAGTAGTATTAAATCCTTTACGGAATTTACGTACATGTCCTTTACGCATGGGTTCACTTACAAATAGTCCGGGTATATTTTCTTCACCAAAGTCATTAATAACGATCAATGCGGCTTCACCTATTCCGTTATTTTCAACACTCCAATATAGTCCGTTTGTATTTTTTGTTTCACCTTCTATATATTTGCATATGTCGGCAAGTATACGTATTTGGCCTGGTATTGCTGTAGTGTTATGTTGCCATTCTGCCACTTGCTCATAACTAGGCAGTTCAAATACTTGTATGGCCGCATTATCTCCGCCTGTGCCCATACTTGGATCAAGTGCAACTGCATATGTAAATTCAGGTGTAGGTTTTTTATACCAACGTGTTTGTCCCATATTAATTAACGGACTGTGACCTTCCATTTCGGTAAGTATTAACGAACTAATTAATGTTTCATCATAAACTAAGAATTCACAATCATACTCGCGTCTAAAACGTTCTTCACCAATACGCCCTAACTCTTCTTCTTTCCATTTATCGTCTCTGTCAGGATGTTCTTTCCAATAACTACGGAAACTATGAAATCCATTACGTCCTACTTCTTGCTCATTTCCGTTTTCGTCAAACTTATCTTCTGCTTGTTTCCATATTGTAGCAAATGTATCTTCGTCTGAGTTTGGTGTACTTGTAAGAATAGCACGACCACCTGTTGCTAGTGTAGGTGATATAGATGTCCAAAAGTCTGTAGCAACATTAGGTTGTACAAATGCAAACTCGTCACAGTATAATAATGATATACTCATACCACGTCCTGTATTGCCTGTTGTTGTAGCACTAACAATACGTGAACCGTTTTCAAATTCTATTGATCCTTTGTTATAGTTTGTTACTCCTGCACGTACATGATCTGGACACATTTCATATCCATAACGAATACGTTGCATAATTTCTTGTGCGCCTGTATATTTGTGCGCCGCAATAAGAATAGTTTGATCTGGTACAAACATAGCATACCATAATAAGTAAATTGCCGCACAGGTTGTCTTTCCTGTTTGCCTTGGTAGCATGTTAATATTAAAGCGATGGTTGTGATAACTTTGAAGTAATCTTGTTTGATACTCATATGGATCAAACAATAACTTTCCTCTTACAGGGTGCTGGATAGTTGCAAAATTACGTGCAAAATAATCATACCCGTCTTTTTGATCCATACACTTCATAAGATCTTGTACTTGTTCTTCGCTAAATGTTTCTTGTTTATTTGCCTTTTTAATTAAGACACCGTCTAAACTTTTACTCATTCTACTTCCCACATGCTCATAATACTATTTACTCAAAAAAATAGCGTCCGAAGACGCTATTGAGTTTTATATTTGAGGGGTATTAATGTGATCCGCAACTACTTGCGTATAGTTTTTCAAACTTTTGTTTACCACAACCGTATTCTGCATTAATTTTTTTATACATTTCGTTTTTTGAACAACCGCTTGCATTAAGTTTTTTCATTTTACTTTTACAGCCTGCTTCGTCCATACCGTCATCGTCTTTGGCTTCACTCATATTTACGCCTGCATTTTTAGCTATTCTTGCTAGTTCTGCATCAGCTTCAGGAGTCTTACCTCTAATACTATATGAAGTACCTTCCTTGCCAGCGTGTTCGTCATCATAATCGGATTGAGCATACATAACTGCTTCTTCATGACCCTGGCCTCCTACAGCCACTTCTTCATCTGCCATATCGTCATCTACTTTAGCATTCATACCATTGTGTGAGCTATACGGATCTGCTGTTCCTCTAAGTGAGTTAGGATCTACTTTGCCGCCTACAACTTTATAATGTAGTTCGCCCATTTGTGATTCGCCATCGTCGCCGTAATACTCATATTCACATTCATATTCTTCGCCGTCTGCTTCAGACATTTCAGTTTTAGCCATTGCCGCTTTTACTTCACTTGGCTCCATGTTTAACTGTTTTGCAATTTGTTCATGACTTTTACCTTCGCCATGTAACTTATGCATAAGTTTAATGCTACCTTCTTCAATGTCGTCTTCTTCAAGACCGCCACCTTGCTTTTGTTTAAGTGCCGCATACAGCTCATTTTTAATTGCTTCAATTTGTGCATCCACCGACTCATTACCATAATCATCTTCGCCTGGGCCAGCTTCGCCACTACCGTGACATTTGTCACATTCTTCGCCTGCACTGTTTCCTTTGCCGTCGCATGCATCACAATCCATATCATGACCGCCACCTTCACCCATTTTAGGAAGGTGATCGTATTCGTCATCATCGCCGCCATCAATGATATCCATAGCATCTTGTGCAATTGAAGAAGCACGGTTTGGACCGCCGCCTTCACCGTCACCAAAATCTTCAGGCTCAAGGCTTCTAAGTACTTTAAATGCATTCATTGATATTTTATCATTGCTGGCTTTAACATCGTCAAACATATCGTTAAGTTCATCAACAACATTATCGTAGCTGTGCATTCCTTTTTGTAATTCTTCTGCAAAACCATGTAGAGCGTCTTGTATTTCAATCTCTTTATCTTTAAATCCACCTTCGACTGCCATTGGATTGTCTCCGTCGGCTGCCGGTTTGTGTTGTGACTTAGATCGATTAATACCGCCTGCTAAGTCTTGAGTCATATAGTTATGATCCATATATTGTTCATCTGGTGAGTTGGCCCATTCAGTAGCTTTTTCATCAGCACCTTTTAGTTCCATATCTCCGCCGTCCATGTCTGGGCCTCCTGGAGGTCCCATAATACTTAATGCTTTGTGCATGTCCATATCTTGTGACGGAGCTTTAGGCATTTCTGGCCTAGGCATTACATCGCCGCCAGCTCTCATTATGTTTAAAAGTTGAGCAACTTCGTCTGCGTTGTCGCCTGTCATTGATATGTTCATTGACGAAACTTCATTAAGAGGGTCTGTTGACTCATTAATGACTGTTAAGTCTTTTTCTATTGCGTATAACTTATCTAATAAGTCCTTCATTGTGTACCTCCTATTGGGCTTTTTGTATTTTCTGTTGCGCCGATATCTGCACTTTCACCTTTTGGTGTTCCGTTGATTGCGTCAATGTTACGCTCTGCACGTACAGTTTCTAGTTCTTTAAGAAGGTCCATTATTCTGTTTCCGCCCACTTTATCTTGTGCATCTGGATCAGCTTGTTCCATTTCTTCAGTGTCTAATATTGATTCATAAGGTGCATCACTTTTTGGTTCTTGATATTCTTCTCTAGGGTCGTTTGCATTTCGAATTATAAAATCTGCTTGATCACAGCCGCAACAGTCTGCAATGTATTCTTGCAATACGTGCGAAGTAGTTGGGTAATTCATTTCACATTCCCAATAAGTAACTTCACAATTTTGTCTTTGTGGAAAGTCCAATGGACGTTCTTGTATTGGTGTTTTCTTACCTGCCGACATGCTAGTTAAATCAAACTTTTTTAAACAGGTTTCTATTCTATCTGCTAAGCCTTCGGGCAAAGCACCACAATATCCTATTTTAAATTCATAAGTCTTTTTAGACTCTAATAATATATCTGTAAACGATTTCATATGCATTTCCTTATAATGTATTTATCTTATGTCATACCTTTTAGCTTTTCTAATAGACTGTTCCTGTCAGTAACAACATACCCTTGACCATTAACAATATTACCATTATCACTAGTATCTGACTGAGTTTGCTTTTCTTTTTTAAGTTGTAGTTCAATCATTTTTAATTTTTTGTCCATCTTTGCGACTTTGGCATCAAGAGATGTTTTAAGCATTCCTCCAGCCACTTCAAAAACTCTACCACTATATCTACTCTCCACATTCATGCCTAAATCCATTAGGTCTTCATAACTCTGTAAAGCACGTTCTGCGATATCATTAAGTTCTGCATCTGCTTTTTCACCTAAGCCCTTTACTGCTGGTAATGCACTTGCAATTTTATCAAACTCTGCTATGTCACGCTTAGTTTCTTTTTGATCAAGTATTGCTGTTTCTGCTTTTTCGGCTTTTTCTTTATTAATAATCTCTTTAGATTCAGGTAAATTTAAAAGCTCTTCAAGTTTTTGTGTCATATTAACTCCGTTAACTGCTATTATTTAGCCATTGTTCTTTTGTTATGTATATATACCAAGCTCTATATGGCTTGCCTAATCCTTCACTACCCGGGTTATACAAGTACGGCCTTAACCAATCAGGATATCCTTTGCCTGATCCTGCATTGTTTGTTTTTATAAACACCTTATTAACATATTGAAACACATCATCAAAGAAAAATTTGTAATCAAACTTTTCACCTGGTTCTAAAAATTCTCTGTCAAACTCTGTTCTACTAGCAATAAACAAGTCATACTTGCCTGGAAAATCCATAGGCTTTTTATTATAAATGTACAAGTGGTGTCTTTTCAAATTAATTAAATCACAACAATGTTTAAACATTGGTCCTGTAATTTCTTCTTCAATATCGGTACCTTCAACATGTATGCCTTTTTGCATAAGCACATATGGTAACATTCCTACACCTGTACCTACGTCAATTGCTGTTTTAACGTTATTTAACATACCAAACTCTTCAGCTTTTTTAACTATGTATTCTTTTTCGGAAAAGTGTCGATCCCATTGTCTAACATACTTGGCACCTCTTACAAATTTACCATGTTGCATTGCTATATCTGTCATTTGTGCTTCATATTGTTTTAGATTCATCTCGATCTCTTTCCATTATGATATATGTCTGTTTCGTTTAGTATACGAAACGTTATGCCTTTTTGTTTACACCATGCAAATGCGGCTTCCCATTTAGCTTGATTAACAACCCAATGTGCTCTATTATGCATACTCTTACCTAGCTTACTTTCGTGTGTTTGATTTGCAGGTTTAATCTCAATAAGTTCTACTTTATTTTTTCCGCTTTTGTCTGCATATGCAATAAAAAAATCTGGTACATATATTGTATGTTTACCAGTTAGCGGATTTCTATAAGGAATTTTTATACTTTCACTGGCCCATTGTTTTATGCTAGGATTTTCATCACAGAATCTCATGAAGGTAAATTCCCAACTGCTACGGTATGTTGGTGCTTTATTACCTACAAATTTGTCTGGATTTTTAAGTGAATATTTTCCTTGGGCAAAACGGGCCATAACTATACCACTATGTTTCTATTTTCTGCCTTAGTAGTTGTAGTGATTTTATAACCAAGTGTGCTACTTTTTTGTCTATTATAATTTAATATTTCAGCAACAATTTGACTTATTTGTATATCTTCTAATCCTTTAAGAGTATCAAGTAACGTAAAAACATTAACGTCATCAATTTTAGCTTGTTGTAACAGAACTGTTGCTGTACCTGAAGCACTAGCAGTATCGAATCCCCTAGCTT